TATCTGATATTCCCTTGTTGTGAACTTGCATGATAATGACCTGATAAACATAAGTCAAAGTGTGCAAAAGGTTCTACACCCATACCATGTCCCATAGGTTGCTTAATACCTCTCATCATTTCAAAGCCTTGTAACTCTAAATGAGCCATCATAATACCTTTATTAGATGCTAAGAATTGCATAGAGCTTTCATAATTCTCTGAATTAATCCATGGAACTAAATGTACATCACATCCATCATAGTTCAACGTTGATGGTTTCATAATGATATTGATATTGCTTGTATAATATCCTAATAATTCTTTTAGAGAACAAAGATCATTTGTGTTTTTATGGAATACATCATGATTACCTGGAATAATATCCATAGTCATGCCATTCTTTTTCATAGGTTCGAGGAAATGTCTACGATTAGCATTCAATGCTTTAAAGTTTACAAATTTCCTATGGTCATAATAATCACCTAAGTGTATTATATGTTTTATATCATTATCTTTACAAAATGGAAAGAATATTTTTTCATAAAACTTCTCTTGAAAGTCTATGAATATTTGTGAACTATTCCTTACACCGCAATGTGTATCATTTAATAATGCTATCTTCACTTCCAGGCATCTCCCATTACCCAAACAACTAAACTGTATCTTGTACCTTTTGTAACTTTCGTTACCCTATGATATGTATCAGATGGAAATACAGCTATACTACCTAAACCTTGACGTACTTTTCGTGGGTGTTTTGTCCAATAATGATCCTCTGAATCGATTTCTAACTCACCACCTTCATAATCATCATTCAAGTTTATAGTAATACTTATCTTTCTTGTTTTACCACCTGTTTTACTTAAATCTCTATTCGCATCACGATGCCAATTATAGTGGCCGCCTTCTTCATATTTAGTAAATTGAATTTGTTGTGGTTGTTCAATTTGAAAATTCCAACCAGCATGGTAATTTGCTTTATCAACATATTCCATAATCTGTTCCATAATATATGGATCTTGTATCCACCCAGTTTGACAAACACGTAGTTTCTTCTTAGGTTTTTTACCTCCACCGACCGTTGCCTCTTTGATAACTTGCGCATTACCTATTTTAATTAACTCATCACATGTGGCTTTATTCAAAGCATTATCGAATACCCATGTATTATTCTTCAATCTCATTTCTTATCTCCTTGTTTATATCTATAACCTTTTCTAATAAGGTTAATTTACCTTGGCCTGATTTAACAAATGCACTTGTATCTTTTGGAAAACATTTGCCACCAAATCCATATTTTTCATCTGGTCCAGGAACCATCATATGACTTTTGCCAATACGATTATCCATACTTACTATTTGCGTTAATTGATCAAATCCTTCTGGTCCAAACATTGATTTTAATTCATTAAAGAATATAACCTTCGTAGCAAGGAATGAATTAATTGTATATTTTGCGTATGCTGCTGTTCTCATATCAGTAAATTTAATATGATTCATTGTAATTCCAGCATCTTGGAATATTTCATACCAATACCTACATTGATGTCCACCAAATATAATAAATGATTGATATTTAAATTCTTCTATTGAATTAGTTTCTGTTAAAAATTCTGGATTATATGTTAGAGCTCTATCTTCTTCAAGTAAGTCGACTAATTCAACAGAGATAGTTGACTTAATAAGGATAGGAATCTTTGGTGCATGTTTACGAATTTCACGATGGTATTGTTCAACCATCATATCATCACATTCACCCATTGGACCTTGAGGTGTAGGTAAACATATAATAATGCCATCATAAAGATGATAGTGAGGATATATGTAATCTTTTTGAACTAATTCATATCCTGCAGGAGGATCTAATATTTCTACAGCATATTTCTCTGATAAACCTTTAAATACTGCCCTACCTACGACACCATACCCTATTATTAAAAATTTCTTATTCATCCCTTCATTATACCATATATTCGTTAAAAGTACATACCCTTATAATACTCTTTAAACCAATCTGCAAAATGTTTAACTCCTTCTTGAATTGTTGTGGTTGGACTATATCCTAATCCTTGAATCTTTGTAATGTCTGCCTGTGTTGATTTGACATCTGCTGGATGCATAGGTAACATATTCTTTTGTGCTACTCTACCTAATTCATTCTCTAAGCATTCTATATAATCCATGAGCTCATTTGATTTACCTGTACCAAGATTATAGATCTCATGATGATTTATTGCTGGAGTGAGTAATAGATTCTCTAATACAAGATGAATACCATCAACTAAATCACCAACATAAGTAAAGTCTCTTTGCATATCACCATCGTTATATACATCAATAGGTTTACCTTGTGACATAGCTTCTGCAAATAATCCTAGTGCCATATCAGGTCGACCATATTCACCATAGACCGTGTAGAATCTTAAGCCTGCTGCTAACAGTTTCGAAGATTCGAATTGCTTTTCATTTACGTATTTAGACCAAGCGTAAGGATTAAGATGATCAGAATCTGCTGTAGATGATGAAGCATATATAACAGGTAATTCATGTTCTTCACATGCATGTATTAACTTTTGAGTTGCAGATATATTTGTGTCGATATACATTTGCGGATTCTCTAAAGAATGTCTTACACCTGCGTGTGCAGCTAAGTGTATTACTGCATCATAATCTCCTAGACTTTCCCAATTAATATCTTTCCATAGCTTATTCCAATTAACAGTTTCAAGATTAGCCTCCCAAACAGGTATATCAAATTTAGTTTTAAGTATTGAAGCTCTATCACGTTTTAACTGTGGATCATAGTAATCATTAAAGTTATCCATACCACCAACGTCATAACCTTCCATAGCTAACTTCTCAGCTAAATGAAATCCAACAAACCCGGCTATGCCAGTAATATATATTTTATGCATATGACATATGTAATTCTAATCCTTTCTTTTTCTTTTCTTTCTCTTCCTTTGCAAAATCTTTGACTTGCTTATCTACTTCTTGTATCTTCGATATTTTCTCACGAAGTGTATCAAGGAATGACTGATCTATAGGACTATTCATGTCAATAGAAGATACAAAGTCTTCAATGTTTGCTTGCTCCATGAATTTAAATTTAATATCAGCTTGTTTCTTTTCTTTTACAATACGTCTTATAAAAGCAAAGTAAGCTATTTGAGTAAAATATGAGAACGCATTAGGCTTACCTGTACGGGTAGATGCATCTATTCTATAATTGTATATTGCTTTCAAACAATTTTCAACACCATCCATTACCATTTCATCTCGATATGTATATCGTACAAAATTTGGTTTATGGGATAATCCTTCACAGATCTTCATAAAGCATATAGCTATATAATCAGGTACAACTGGATTCTTCGTACCAGCCTCTTTCGCTGCATTCGCTGCTTCAACATAATCAACAACTGCATATGAGAAGTCTCTATTATTTACGTAATGTGGTTTGTCACGAGGTTTAATTTTTTCAGGCATAATATTTCCTATTAGTTCAAATGTATTACCATTATAACATAAAACAATCAATTGTACATAGTTAAACGCTAAAAGATGAGCCGCATCCGCACGTTGTTTTAGCATTCGGATTACTTATAATGAATCTTGCACCTTGTAAGTCTTGTAAATAATCGATTGTTATTCCTTCTAAATATTGATAGCTCATAGGGTCTATCAAAACTTTCACACCATTTTTTTCAATACTGAAATCGCCTTCAATTGTATTTTCGTCTAACTTAAACCCGTAATTGAAACCTGAACACCCACCGCCAGATATATAAACTCTTAGGCTTTCTTCTGGTGATTTCATTCCAGCTACTTTATTTGCGGCATTACTTGTAATTTGCATATTCGTATTCTTTTAAATATGGAGTTAATTTAAATATATCTTCGTTATTCTGTCGTGCAACACTACAAAAATCTATCCATTGTATCATTTGTTTATATATGTCATCATTTCCTCGTGTAGCAATTTTTGCTGAAGGCATAACACTATTTACATTTTTAACACCTCTTACATCTAAATTATCACTTGTATAAAAGTCATTATGTTTTTTATCAAAATTTTCATCAAGGTAACTATGTATTTTATCTAAACCTTCTTTAATATGTTTTGTTTTTAAATAAATTGGTGAACAATATGCTGGGAATGTAACCATATTACCTAAATTAATTCGTGGAACAGCTTTAATATCTTTCCAAAAATCTATCAACTCTGACATATGCATCCAATTATATATTGATATCGTTCCAAATACTATAACATCTCTTCCAGCATACTCGTGATACTTATTTATATTATCAATAGTCTTGTCAAAATGTCCACCACGTATCCAATCATATAATTCGTGCGTGCCATCTATACTCGCTTGAATATTTACATTATCTATTCTATGTAATAATTCAACAACCTTATCAGTAACTAACTGAAAATTAGTAGATATTTGTACTATACATTCTGGATTTGTATCTGCAACACATTCTAATATCTTTATATTATTTGGGTCAGCAAATGGTTCTCCACCTTTAATAGTTAAATGATCTAATCCTGGAATAATCTTTAAAATCTTTTGAACATCTTTATCATTCATCTTATACATTAATGTATGGAACTTATGATTTTCATTCCTAAATCTTCTGCCAACATTTAAAGCTTTCTGCTCATATGGTGCCCATTTAGATGAGTACTTACCTGAACATGTAACACACATTTGATTACATATATTACTCGTAGATACTTCTAAAAATTTTAATCCTTTAGCATGATCAACTAAAACATTTTCTATATCACGATTATCTGGATTAATATAACGATTATATGCATTAAATCTAGCAGCTCTTCCAGCTTTATGATGGTCTACACATACTATGCATTGTTCTGGGAATTTTTCTTTTATAAAGTTTGCTCTTATTTCATCATAGACTTCTGAATTAAAAAATTCATTAAGGTCGTCAATATCTTTTATATGAGCAATAGGTATATTATCTCCTGCACAGCATAACACAATTTCACCAAGAGGGCTAATTGTTAATCCTGTTTCAGGTACTAAACATTTCATAATTTATTTTCGCTCAAGCATGTACTTTGCTGTATTTATATGGTATAATAAGAAGGTTCCTTCTGCGGAGGGATAGGATAAGAGGACTAGTGAGTTGTGGCGTTACCTTTTATTACCCGTACTTGTTCTTCCATCATTTCTTTATCAGTTTGAATTTCATCTAATATAATCTTCATATAATGTGCTTTAACGTCATCATTCACATCTGTAGTAACCATCACGTTAAAATCTTCGAGAACATGTAATTTTGTGGTAGAAAATGGTAACCACGGTGTCATTACCCAATGCGAATCAGGCTCTACATGTACATGCATTGGTTCTTCTATACCAATAAGTGAACCATTAGATTCATCGTCAAATTTATGAGTATATGCAATGATTGATTCTCCGGAAACTAATTTGAAGAATTTAACGGGTAACTCTGATATTTCATTTGGGAATTTCTTATCCATAACCTTATTTATAATAATTTAACCTCATGTATCTTAAACTTAAACCTTTCTTTACTGTATATTTTAACTCTTTCACCACTATGATTTAAGGTATAATTCTTATTAGATTTCCAATGTAAGTCATCGGCTATGTCATATATCTTGGTATCTAATGTACTTTTTCTTAATCCTCTACCAATTGATTGTAATACTCTTATTTGAGATTTAGATGGTGAGGCAAATATAATATTATGGAGGTTAACTATATTAATTCCTGTAGAAAATGTACCATATGAACAAACTAATATAGCATCATTCTCTACTTCTGTTATAGCTCTAATTTCTTCGCGCGTGTCGGCAGGTGTTTTACCACTTACATAAAATACTTTTCTTTTACCTACTCCCCATAATCCTTCTGCGGCCGCATTAATCATTCTAAATAAAGGTTCACCATGTTTTTCTACATATTGGAATAAGACTAATGTATTACCTTTCTGATCTAATGCTAAATTTTTAATAAATTTATTTCGCGTATCATTTGTGACAAGCCAATCTACCTCATCTTGATATTTCATTTTACTTACTTCTTTACAATGTTCTTCTTTGTGTTTAAGTAATACAATATCAATGTCTATATTAGCGAGATCTCCACGATCAATTAATTCTTTTGAGGTTGTGATTTTCTTATGTGGTCCAAATAAACCTTCGAGGACAAGCTTATGTGTTTGTGTACCATCTAATGTGCCTGTTAATCCAAATCTATATCTAGCCTCAGTACATTTGGTTAATATACTTGTTAATGATTTAGCTTTAAAGTTATGTGCTTCATCACCTACAACCATACCAAACTGTTCAAAATATCCTTTTTGCATTTTATATATTGATTGCCAAGTAGATATATAAACTCTTTTGGTCTCATGACCTTTATCAAGTCCTGCCATAATTTCATGGCAATCTTCAGTTGGAAAAAACCTTTCATCATATTCTGAATATTTACAAAAGTCTGTAAACATTTGTTTGACAAGGGAAGTGGTAGGCACAATGATTAAACACTTATCCTCATTAGTCATTAAAAAATATCTCATAAGGAGATATATTATTAATGATTTGCCTGATGCTGTGGGAGATACTAATAATCCCGTTCGTTGTCTTAATCCATGCTCAACAGCTTCTAACTGATAATCTCTTGGTTCGAATGGTAGATTTAAAGGAGCTGCGCATGATATCCAATCTAATGGAGCAGGATAATCCATGCCAGGAAGGTTATATTTACTTGGAGGTTCTCTTAATACAGATATGAGTTCTAAATTTCTATCTCTACAAAAGGTTTTTATATGATTAAATAATCCAGAATATATGGATTGATCTCGTAAATTGAGTAGACGTACTTTACCATCCCATAGTTTATTACGAAATTGAGGCATGAATTTATATCCAGGAACAAAGAATGTAAAATATTCTGCTAGCTCCTGTATAATGCCTTTATCATCACAATCAACGTATAGGAATGAGTTGTCCTTTACCTTTACAGTTATCGATTCCATATCTATTTAAACACTTGCAACATTGTTTATCATTTTGTATTAATCTTTTATATAAAGCTTTCTTATCTTTATATTTATTCTCACTTATATTACGACATATGCATGCGATCATTTGCTTCCTTAGCTAATTTATGTGCATACTCTAATGCAGTCATTCCATCAGGATAGATTACATCTCGTGGTGCAGATTTTAATTTCTCTTCAGTTTCTTTAATTAATTTTTCAAATTTTTGTTTCTCAGCACAAGGTTTTAAGCCATTGCTTATACTATTATAGCTTATGAGTAATAGTTCTAATGTTTTTCTACTAAGCACCTGCCTCGAAACTCCGCCATTTAATTATGTTACCAATATTTTGGTGTCGCCATCTTATAGTACTCATAATTTCCTCCAGGGTTTCGATAAGAACCTTATCGTATTCTAATGCTGCTTGAGCTTTTTGGATATCAATATCTGCATCATAATAATAATTCATGTCACCTTTCAATGGTTTATTTAGTCCACCAAACGGATCATATTCCCATTTGTATATATCAATTTCTGGTTTGGATAACTTTCCATTATAATACAGCCACTTATTTTTAAGTAATGTTTTATAATCTAAGTCTTTTTTCTTTCTACGGATTTTAGCAATAGTAATTAATTCTAAATACTTACTATGCACACGTGCCATTCTGACAGTGGTGTCATCTAATTTTAAATCATCTATTATGGAATCTTCCTTCCACATTTTTAATACTTCTTCAATATTCATAATATACAGTTATACTTCTAATGGTTATATTATATCATAGTTTTACCTAAAGTACATAGGTGTTATACGAATTCGTAATATGAGTATTGAAATGATACAACAGCAGTAAGATATTCTGCATCAACTGTAGTAATTTCAAATGGTAAAGATGAAAGACTTGTAGGTTGAGCATCAATAAAACGTATTTGTTTTGCTACATTACTGTGTGAGCTCATAATAGTAAGTGTTAAGTCACGTACGTGATTAGTAATTGGCTGATCAGTTTCTATATTTGATTTAATCCAATCATATATCTCTTTATAATTTAAAAGATCTTCGTCAATTAAGAATGATACTTCAAGAGGACTATATACAATCTTATCTGCGGCCATTGCAGTATTAACAGATTTAAATGCTAATATTGCACCTTCAGAAGAAACGTCAGGTATTGATGCAGATTGTATAGTAAATTCGGCACCAGAATATGTTTGACTATCTAAAGACATTACAAATGATGACGGATTTAAAAAGTTAGTAGCTGGCATAATAGATTATTTATAAAAAAACCCCGCAGAAGCGGGGTTCTTTATGCGTAATTTCAGAAAATTACAGGTTAGTAACCTTACGTTTTCTGTAGTATACGTTGTTGCTATTTCCAGCAGTAACAAACGGGTTATCAGCGATGCCGTAACGAGTTTTGAATCCGATTCTTGGTTGGAAATCATTCTCACCAATTGTCTTCATCATGCTTAAAGGAACATACGGGCAATAGAACATACCAGCGTCATAAGGATTAGAACCCTTATATCCACAAGTAAAGTAGTCTACGCCTGCATATGGATCGATATACACTTTAATGTTGCCATTTAAAGTACCAGCAAGTAGAGATCCAGTTACATCTGAATCCATTTGCTGTGAACCTAATGCGCCCATGCCAGTGTCCATAACGCCAGCAGCATTTAATGCCGCAGCAACGTTGTTAGATACCATTACCCAGTTACCCTTTCCACGACGTGTAGAAACAGCAATTTGGTTACACTCATGCTCAATTGCTTGAACTAGAGCTTTGTAACGTTCAATCGACCAACGAGCGCCACCATTATCAGCAGCGTTAGTTGCATTCCATGTACCAGCAGATGCACCGCGAGTTGAAGTCACAGAGTTGATGTTCAACAATCTGATGATTTCACGATTCATTTCAGCAAGAATTTCTGTTGAAAGAATGTTCGCAAGTTCTGTCTCAGCAGAAAGACCATGTACCGCTTTAAGGTCTTGTGCTAATTCAGTTGTGTACTCAGCTTTAAGAGCACGAGACTTTGCAGTCACAGTAGTCTTATCGATTGAGAATTGCATCTCAGGAATTGCAGGTGAACCTGAAGTTCCTTGAGCTTCAGCAACCGCTGTGGTGTTACCAGAACCTGGCTGATACTCAGCAACAGTATCTGCGTCATCAGGCTGAACTTCATCACCCGCGAACGGATCATTTGAACCTTCAGAACCTGTGTCTCCAGATAGTGCACCTGAATATTCAGTGTTGGCTTCGTCGAACAATGCCTCAGCGCCAGCGGCGTGAGTACCAGTTCTACCAGCAGCAGTATATTGTGCTTTCATTGCAAAGATTAGGCCTGTTGGACCAGTCATTGGTTGAACACCAACTAGGTCGAACGCTAACATTGCAGGAGTCGCACGTCTTACTAATGATATTAGGACAGGATCCCAAATATCAACTGGACCAGCGCCTGCAGCTGCACCCGCAACCGCACCAGCACCCATAGCGTTAGCAGCAGCAGCTTCGTTCAAGCCACGCTCTTCAGCAAATGCTTTTTCTTGGTTTTCAAGAACAACAGCAGTAACCGCACGTCTGTGTGGATCGGTTATCTTGCCAGCATCTTGAGAATCAAGTACAGGAGCCCATTTTTCCTGTAGTATTTGTCTATTAATTTCCATTTAAATATCTCCTTAAAATGGGTTATTTACTAGTGCGCTCGATTGCGCTTAGATATCTCTTCATTGTATCAGAAACATCTTGTTCTTGTGAATCCTCAGTAATGGCATCAACTTCTGATGTCTCGACTGTGGTATCTTTATTAAGGTAAGATTCCTTAATTGTCGCTACTTTAGTTGCAAAAGTTTCATTATCGTCAGCTTCAACACCTTCGATTAACTCTTTTAACTTTGCTTCTTCAGTTGCCGCTAAGCCTGCGCATGCTTCAGTTACGATATCCTTACGTTGGTAAGTTTTAACTTGCTCAGCAAGTTCCATAGCTTTAGCAGTAGCATCATTCAATTGTGACTTCGCATCTTTAGCTTCTTCAGATAGGGCATCTAAGATGTCACCCTTATCTTCAGGAACATTAATGTGATGTTCACTAAACAATTGACCTAGAGAATCAATAAATGACTCTGTGATTTCAGATTTCAAAGAATGCTCAATTGCAACTTCGTTATCTTTCATCCAGTTTTCGACTACATATGTTAAGTAACCGTCAACTTTGTCAACTAAATCTTCTTTAATAGCTTCAACTTCACCTGCTAGATCAGAAGCATATCTCTCTTCTAATTTTGCAGTTTCAGAAACGATTTTAGATTTAAGTGCAGCTTCGAAAATAGTTTCAGCTTTCGCTTTAAAACCTTCAGATAATGTATCTTCGTCTTTAACCAACGCATCAACATCTTCTTTAAATTTCTTTTCAACTACGTCACCTTCAGAACCATCGTCAGACTTAACTTTCTTTTTCTTAGCCTTTCCTTTGCCCTCAAGGTCGCCTTCGTCATCAACAGTTTCATCTTTTGATTTCTTAGACTCTTTCTTAGTGCTCTTTTCTTCTACATCGCCTTCGTCCTCATCACCTTCATCGTCCTCTTCTTCTTCATCGTCTTCCACTTTAGCTTTCGCTTCTGCTTTTTTCGCTGCTTCGAAGATCGCGTCAAGGCCCTCTTTAGACATTCCTGTCATTGAGGCTTGTATTGCTGATACTGTACGAGCTTCCGTAAGAGGTGCTTCTGGTGTTTCCACCGTTGCTTCTACTTCCGTATCCTCTACGATAACCTCTGCTACATCTTCAACAA